AGGGGATTGTGATGGGGACACCCGCGATACTATCCCAATACTTGCCGCCTTCGTGGAACTCGCTGATGTCGGCGTCACGCAGTTCCTCAAGTTCGGCTTCGGCGCGTTCGTACACCCGCTTGGCATTGTCGCGGACTCGGATGGCTTCTTCAAGAGCCTCCTTAGCTTTGCTAACAGCTTCCTTGTCCAACTCCTTGCGGATCTCGGTTTCCAGCTTTCCTACTTTCATGTTTCGTCTCCTTCCTCATCGTTGATGTACGCCATGTTTTCGTCACTAAAGACTTCGCACGACTCCTCGCAACTGCTGGCGCGGTCCAGTCCGTTCGGGTCGTGCGTCCACCCCATTTTGTAGGGATCGTCCGAATATTCTTGAAAGTCCGTAGTTGCCGCCATATCCTTGATGTCTTGCACGGACATGTTATTGCGGAACCACCAGGTATCACCATTATCATCTGACTTCTTCAGATGGGCCGTATCCCTTCCATGCAACCGCTCCATCTTTTCGGGGAAGTCGAATACTTCTGGGGCTTGCCTTGCTAAAGTTAGGTGTTTTCGAAGACTCTTCTTCCAACACCAAGTGCAGTTGCCGAAGTGGTCCCCTGGAATTTCCAGATCAAAGTCCCACTTGGCTATTTCCAAACCTACGTCGCGTTTGGTCATGCCCCATTCTACCATGGGATACCACGCCCCGAACTCCCGTATAGCCTTCACACTAACCCTATCGATCTCGTCAGCCCGAATACCGATAGCCGCCCGGTGGTTTATGTCCCGCCCAAACACGTAACCGTGCCCCCGCAAGAACGACCGCATAGGGTCTACTTTGGTTCTGGCTGTACAAGCCGGACTAGTCTGATTGAAGATACCATACTTTTTCACCACGTCGTGGAACGGCCTGCCATCCCTACTTGCGGTCTCGTAATTTACCACACGGTGCCGTACCCCCTTGCCCTTCCTCATGTCAACCTCGGCTTCCAGCCATACTACCGGCCACCCGAATGTCCTTTCGCACTTGTGAACAAACTCAAGCGTCTCGTTGTGTTCGCAACCCGTGTTGGCGAAGGTAATGATGATGTCGTGTGTGTCGCGGCATTCCTCCCATAGCCGCTTGGTCATCACCGCAGAGGTGCGACCGCCGGAAAAACTGATGTAGAGCCGGAGTAACGGATCCATCCCGTAGTCCTCCCGCATTACCCGTACCTCTTCCATCTCTGCTTGGTGTTCTTCAAATGTCACTATCATCTCCTATAGTTTTTCAGGACTCGTGAAACTACGGACAACATGAAGGGCATCGCGGCAATGTCAACCCCTCCCACCAACATTTGACAAGCCTTTATAAAGACTCTATAGTATACAAGCAACGCAGAGTCGTTTGCATTTTCGCAAATAGCACCAATTTCCCAAGTGAGAAATACTCATGAACGAACGATTCAACAAGCTGGTTAGCCAGGCTGAATCCATTCGGGACGCCGCCAAGGCCCAAGAGCGTGACCTGACTGCCGACGAACTCGCGCAGATTCAGGCCAAACTCGATGAAGCCGACAGCGTCAAGGCCGAGATGGAACTGCTTGAACGTCTGGACAATCAGACCCACGTAGCCGCCCCCAAGAGCGCCAGCAAGTCCACCCGCAAAACGGAATCCGTCAAACCGGCATACGAGAACGACCCGAAGAAGGGTTTTGCCTCCAGCCGCGATTTTCTGATTGCCGTCCGTGACGCCGCCATCAAGCCCCACGCAGTCAAGGACAATCTCAAGTCCGTCATGGCTGTTTCGGGTGACGGCCATCACACGTACAGCGACCCCAACGGCGGTTTCTTGGTTCCCTCTGGTTTCCTCCCCGACGTCCTCCAGGTCCAGCCCGAAGCTGACCCGATGGCTGGCCGTACCACGATGATCCCGATGGCGACCCCGACCGTCAAGATTCCTTATCGCGTTGACAAGAACCACACCTCCAGCGTCTCTGGCGGGTTGCAGGTCTATCGCCGCCGCGAGGAAGCTACGATCACCAAGTCGCAGATGACCCTCGGTCAGTTGTCGCTGAGTGCCAACAAGCTCACCGGTCTGGCTTATGCCACCGAGGAACTGTTGGAAGACTCGGCAGTCAGCATCACCGGCCTTATCTCCACTGGTTTCAACCAAGAGTTCACGTCGAAGCTGATTGACGAACGCTTGAACGGTACCGGCGTTGGTGAGTTCCTCGGTGTCTTCAACAGCCCCGCGCTGATCTCGGTTGCCAAGGAAGGTTCGCAAACCGCCGACACCATCGCATTTGAGAACATCATCAAGATGCGTTCGCGTGTTTGGGGTTATGGTCAAGCCGTTTGGATGGCTAACCACGACACCATCCCGCAGTTGTGTTCCATCGAAGACACGGAAGGACGCCACATCTTCCTGCCGAGTCTCCGTGACGACGTTCCCGATACGCTCCTCGGTCGCCCGATCATCTTCACCGAGTACGTCCCGACCTTGGGTGACGCCAACGACCTCTGTTGCGTCAACTGGTCGCAGTACCTCGAAGGAATGTATCAGCCGGTACGCGGTGCAGAATCGGTCCACGTGCGGTTCACCACCGACGAACGCGCCTTCAAGTTTGGCCTCCGCAACGATGGCAAACCTTGGTGGGACGCGGCTCTCACTCCCAAAAACTCCAGCAACACCCTGAGTCCGTACGTCGGTCTCGCGGAACGTGCGTAAACAGGAGGGCATGAATAATGGCCGCTAACAAGTTCCTCGCCAACAACAACGTCACCCAATACGACCACGATCCCGACAACGCCGATGCAAACGCCGTTGCTTGGGTTCCGATGCGCGACTACGAGACCTTCGTAGCCGGTCTGTTTCGGTCGGTCGGCACGGGTGCTAACGACACCGTCAAGATCCAAGCCGCTACGGACTCGTCCGGCACCAATGCCACCGACGTCATCTCGTACTCCGGCGACGATCCCGATGCTGTCGGTGACGTCATCTGGCTCGAAACCGATGCCGCTGAAATCCAAGGTGCCTCTGACACCTATGCTTTCACGCACGTCGCATTGGTCGTCGAGTTCGCCACCGGCACGGATGAAGCTGTTGTCACGTACATTCGCAGTGGTGCGAATTTCGCTGGCGACAACGAAACCGCTGACTCGGTAGCCTAACCAATTAGCCCCTCGGAGTCTGCGTGATTCCGAGGGGCTACTTTCTTTCAAGCATGGGCGCACCAATACTACAAGAAGTTTCGGTTGACGGGTCGGAGCCTGTTACTACTGCGGAAGCCAAGGCGTACGCACGTATCGACATCAGCGACGACGATACTCTCGTTGACGCGCTGGTAACCACGGCGAGGGTCCACTGCGAATCCTTCTGTCGTCGAGAGTTCATTGGCAGAACCTACAAGTGGTTTGTTGAGGATTGGCCCTACGGCGACGTCCTGAACATCCCGCGCTACCCCGTCAACGCCGTTAGTTCGGTTACCTACTACGACACGGACAGTGCGCAACAGACGCTATCCACCTCTATTTACACGCTGGGCAAGTACGGTATCCCGCATCAGATTTGGCTCTTGCCTGACCAAGATTGGCCTGAATTGGACGACGACAAGCGATACCCAATCGAAGTCAATTTTACCACTAGTCCGACAGTACCGGAAACTGTCAAGACCGCCATCAAATTGTTAGTCGCTCACTGGTATGAGAACCGCGAAGCAGTTGTGGTCGGCAGTCAGGTAAACACGTTGCCGATGGCGGTTGAGAATCTGTTGTGGGCAGAGCGCATCATGGAGATGGAATATGTACCGGTTGCGAAGCGGTAATCTCCGAGAGCGCGTACAGGTCCAAGAGTACACCGAGTCCCAATCCGCCACCGGTACCATCACGAGATCTTGGTCAACCGTTCACACGCGTTGGGGTTCCGTCCGCGCCTTGTCCCACGACGAGCGTTTGATGCATGAACAGCTTGAGGCATCGGCTGTGTACGAGGTTGTCCTTCGGTACTACGACGAGTTCGACATCGACACTTCCATGCGGCTGTTGGTCAACTCCGTGCCTTTGCAGATCCGCTCCATCGACGACGATGACCCGCAGAACCGTTTGACTCGCATTATTGCGGTCGAGGAGGTTCTATGATGCGGGCTGGAGCAATGCGTAAGAGGCTGAAGGTGCAAAGCCTATCGGAGTCTCAATCGGCCACGGGGGTTGTCTCGCGGTCTTGGGTAACCGATGCTACGAGGTGGGTCCACAAGAAACAGTTGACCGCCCAAGAAGCGAGGGCCAACGGGTCAACGGAAGCGTCCGAAACTTACGAGATGACCATGCGCTACTATGCTGGTCTGACCCCCGACCAACGGCTGTGGGACGGCATACCCGACAGCTACTACAACTTTGACGGTACCTTCTATGCCACGCACCCCAGCCCAAGCACCGAAGACCCGTTCTACCGTGCTACGAACGGTGACGGTAACGCGTGGAGTATTTACGTTCGCTATCGGTCGTCCGGTAGCGGCACGCTGTTGTACTACGGCGACTACAACGGGGGCGCGGTCAAATTGGCGTACAACGGTAGCACCGTAACACTGGACTATGGTGAACTCGCCAGCAACAACTTGGGTCTGTCCGTGACTACCAAATCTGACCGTTGGACTCAATTATTGGTTACGTTCGACGGGGGCGCTACTGGTGGCTCCGACCCCGACAAGACCACGTACTCTGATGCTTTCTCTTTCTACGTGGATGGTGCCGAGGCGACACCAAGCGTAACCATAGCACCCGTAGTGCCGGATTGGGGTTACGAGGGTTCGATCCCCGCCACCTACTATTACGTCGGAGCATCGGCAGGCGCGATGGCATACGACAAGCTGACCGGCACCAAAGTGTCTCAGATCGCCGTGTGGAACTCGGTTGTCAGCAACGACGACGTGTACGAGAGACGCCCGTTCGACCAATCTTCCAACAGCCCCACTTCCTACTTCTCTATGTCCACGTTCAACGCTACAAACTTGGTGGCTGACGTGGGCACCAAAATGACGTGGGCGGGTACGGTCACCAAACAGGATTGGCGACCCGACAGCGGCATCTACCACGTCAGGTCCGTGGACAACTTGAGCCTCCGCAACAAAGAGACTCGCTTGGTCTGCACGAGGGAGGTGTGAGATGCCTGCCGACATAA